TAGTAGACTGTACTGTAGACTTTATTTATGCACCAGTGGGTCTTGGGCGTGCAGTGGCCGGAACGGTACACACGTTAAAGCCTTAGTTTACAGGGGTTTACGATCAGAGAGTCACTTAGAGTGGCCAGCAAACCAGCCAGTTAAAAGAGCGGCGGGGAGAAAGGTGCATCGAACTCCCCGCCGCAGAATCGAGACATATGTCAACTACGCTCGATTTGTATTATCCACGGTCATCATATGTTTTATCGTCGCGCCATTGTCCGCACTTGAGGCATCGCGTGCGTCGCCATGTGACCGACGTGTATAACCTACCGTCCATCGTCCGTCCGCTCAAGGTCAGCGTCCGCTTATTGATGTAATTCTCCCGCTCGCCCGAACCACACTTGGTGCATCTACTTTCAATCACTTCCACCACATCTACGTCTCTGTTTCGACTCCCTTTCGGTCGTCCACGTTTCACAGCCTTCTTTTTAGCCATTGCAAAATCCTTTTTTTTAAAGGTACGTAACCCGTTGCCGTCGTGTGCGTTTTGTTTCGCCTTGCATCGCCAGATCTTCGGCGCTTCGATTATTTATCCCGCTTAAGTTACAGCCGGTGACGCTCGCTGCGACGGCTGATCCTGACAGGCAGTCAAGAAAGTGGTTATCTGGCTTGTTGGGTAGCAGCTTCCACTCATCTACCTCACGGCCTCGTCCAGTCGTTTTGATTCGATACTCAGCGTGGCAATGATCTGCGAGCATCTGATGCGTTGATGGCTTCGCTTTAAAAAGACTCAAACAGCCGGGATCTCCAAGGGATTGTGAAAGTCTTGCGTGTACGAATGACTTCCAGAAGTTTGAATCAAACAGAACGTGACGAACAACCCGCTTCCCCTTCACCGTCGGCATACGCCAGTTGTATCCAACTCGCTCGCCTTTGCGTTTGGCGTAGTCGCTGAAACTTCTGCTACTCGCACCGACATACCTACCGTGTGCAGGCATGATGCGACCGCGATGGTTAGTATTTCTGCAAAACTGGTGGACGATGTCGGTCGACGTACCCCAGTTTGCATCGATCAGCGTCAGGTCGTTAGTCATCTCCGCCCCGTCATCGCGTAGATAGACTGACTCATGAATATGATTTGTTAGGTTTTGCAACCCCGCGAATATAGCGCCTTCAAGCCCCGCTCCGGGCTTCGCTCGCTGTAGCGTTTTTGAAATATCCCGCAAACTGTAATATCGTCGCTGTTGATCCGGGTACGCACCATAGTCGATAACGTACCCCGTGAATCCCATCGTCCATGCGGTTGTGACATAAAACAGGCACTTCTGTTGTATATCAATAAACGTAGTTATGCGTTCAACATCGTTAGCGATTTCGAGCTTCTTGTACCCATTAACTTTTTGGCAAATCTCGTCTACCGTCAAAAGATCAGCAGTCTCTTCATCGACCATTGGCAGATTTTGGTACTCTGAGAAAAAAGCGTTCTCATCCCTAATCCGTAGGTTGAAGGCATGCTGGAGTGCTGAGAGCTCGTCATCGTTATATCGTGACTCCCAAGCAACAACTGAACCTTCGTCCATCTTCTTTCGATTCTTAGAATAAAACTTCGTTGCCCGCGAGCCATCACCGTCGGCTTTGAGATCCTCCTGCCTGATTTCTGCATACTCATTCCACAATGCGTCGTTGACAGGCCACTTGTAGACCATCTGCGTTGTCTCACCCTGCCACTCAGGGTGCTTGTCCCGATCCAAAATGCTCGCTGCCATGTCATTTGGCCTGATGATCGTGCACGGCATAAAACCAGACATCTTTTTACCTGGACCAGCGAGTCCGAGGATGGCCGTCGCCAGTATATTTTCCCGCGTGGCCGACTGACTTGGACTCCGTGCAGACTCATCCGTTTGTGGATCATCTACGATAACGAAATCCGGTCGGACAGCTTCGCCGGTTGGAAGCTTGTGCTTTAGTCCACGTATCCTTCCTGTGATACCCAGTGCGAGGCAAACCGCGCCACTGGCGTGGGACTTTGGTATCGTTGGCAGCACTATTTTTTTTGCGGTCCAGGTGATGTGCGTGCGGTTGCCTTTGTACAACTGACCCGCTGTGCGGTTGACAATGCCATCGAGCTTTTCTATCGGGTGACACACCTCTGGAAAATCAGCGGCTAGCAGTTCGTTCATCTCGATTTCCGCTTTAACACTGTCGAGCATCATCGCACCCGCATCCTCAGACGCCCCAATTAACACGACACTCTTACGATGGCCGTAGAGGATTGCCCACAATGCCGCCGTCTCACAAAGGCTCGTTTTTCCTGATCCCCGCGGCATCGCCAACGCAAACAGGCCACCTTTCAAACAAGCGTGCTCTATTTTTTCAATCACCTTCAGGTGGTCGTCGCTCCAGTCGAGATGAAACGTGCCGGAGAAATACGTCTCGCAGAACTTTCGGAAGTTGAGCGAACACGCCTTTTTTCGCGTACCACTGCGGATGCGTGGAAGGGGTGCGATGTCACGCCCGGACTGACTCTGTGCAGCCGTACGCGACCGCATCGTCTCGCGATGTGATTCATACGCTGTAGAAATTAGCTCACCCCTTAGCTAACTGTAAACTTGCTCGGATTCGTAAAGCTATAGTCGGTGTGCGAGCTCCACGAATAATATTCGCCTGTGTCTAAATAAAGCGTGGGCGTCACGCCTGATACATTTGTAAAGACTGGGCCAGCCACTATCTGTTGACCAGCAAGATCGGTACTCACATGAACGGTTGCTTCCGCAACTGGATTTGATGAGCTATCCGTTACTGTCAGCGTTATTTGATTTGCACCTGTGCCTACCCCTATCGCTGTAACCATCTTGTGCACCAGAAAACTGAATTCTTCGATTCCAGTGCGTGTCGAATCGCCGTCGCTATAACCCCACTCGATCCGAGCAATTCGTTCTTGGCTGCTACCGTCTGCAACCTCACCGACTGCCTCAGTGTCTGCGCCATCGAGCTCGATCGTATACACGCCTGCGGAGAATGTACCTCCGTTCACGTTATTCACGTTTTGGCTGTTTCGGCTGTTTATGATAGTGCCACTGGATTTATCGTAGAGCGTGATTGTTAGTGAGCTCACGCTGCTAACTGTTTCACCCTCGGTGCTCTTGAGCGTGCCGGTCAGATTGCATGACTCACCACTTTCAATAGTGATGTATTCCCCAGACGAATTTTTTAAAGCGGTTGACATGGTTTACCTCTCGAGTCGTGGCTTGAATATATTCGGTACATCGATTCGTGCACCGCTGATGAATGGTGCGTTGATTTGTGGATCGCTGACGTAGATTAAGCCTGCCGGGTTCACTGCCCCAAGCGATGCTCCGAGAAGAACGGTAGCTGCTGATGGCGTAATCGTTGTGTTACCACTCACCACAACGGTCGGAGACTGAGCAGCCAAGTTGAAGGATGCTGTGGCTGTGAGTACCGTGTCAATGATTGTGGTCGGATCGGTTGCAGCGAGAGTAGCCACTGCGGAGGCGGGTGACACTGTCGTGCCGCCACCCGTGATCGAGACGGTTGGATCGACTGCGGATAAATCAGCAACTGCGACATCGGGTGTAACGAATTTTTCAATCGTTACTGTGAGATCCGCGGCGAATACACATTCAGCGGCGTCTGGTGTAACGACCTTCTCAATCGTTACTGTGAGATCCGCGGCAAATACACACTCAGCGGCGTCTGGTGCAATACCTTTATCAACATTATCAATAACAGCCGCCAACACGCATGCGGCGGCATCGGGTGTAACGAACTTTTCAATAAAGACGGTTGGATCAACTGCGGCTACGTCAGCCACTGCTGCGGCAGGTGAGACTACCTTATCGACCGTGACTGTGAGATCCGCGGCGAATACACATGCTGCGGCATCGGGCGTAACCACCTTATCAATCGTGACTGCGAGATCCGCGGCAAATACACATGCTGCGGCGTCTGGCGCAATAGCTTTACCAACATTGTCAATAGAAGCTGCCAACACGCATGCGGCGGCATCGGGTGTAACGAACTTTTCAATCGTTACTGTGAGATCCGCGGCAAATACGCACTCAGCCGAGGCTGGGGTGATATTGATTGCACTCGACACATACTCATCAGCCCCAATGTCCCACGAAGCCACCGTGTCCCGGTTAAAACCGTCGATATCTATATTTACGCCTGTGGGTGATGTCCCGAGATCAGTACCCGCATCGATAGCAGCCGCACCTTCCTCCAGGTGCAAATCTTCCGTCCCGCCCGTTACAGAGACAAACAGATCTTCATAGTCCTCGCCTGTTAACGAGTTTGTTCCCGTCGCAGTTGAATCTGTTGATAGGTTGTAATCGTGCGTAGACCCAGAAAAACCGGATTCGGCAAAACATTTTTGATAACTGGAATGCCAGGCACTCGGTCGTGCTGCGATGTTATTTTTAATGTAAGTATCGGTATCATGAATCGAGAAACAGAAAGCATCGTCACCGACCGCAGTAGATTTTATGTTGTAGACAGTATTGTTATACAGATAGACGTTCCAGTTTCCGCTCGATACAGTGACGCCCGAGGCGGATTTACTACTGGAAGAGTTGTCCAGATTGTAAATGAGATTATTCATCAAATAACGACTGTTTGACGAGTTACCTGTGCCCCAGATGTATACGCCGTGTATATGCACAGTTTGCGTCGTCAAACCGTGAATTATGTTGTTCCGGGCATAAACTTCTTGCGTTGAATTTGTTCCAAAGTTTAATCCAGTCGACACCGCTGAGTTTGTACTTGTGAGATCAAGTTCAAGCCATTCTACGGTACACTGACTTCGACGAATACGAAATGAACTGCCTTGGTTTCCTGTGTATTCAATCCTCGTCCCAGTGCCAGCCTTTCCATCATGCCTCTCGGATGAAGGCGCAGTTAATGTTACGGAAGAGAGACCAACCGTGCCGCCGCTGGCGATCACTATATATTCATCGAAGACTGAGTCGTTGTAAGCTTCCCCTACCGCGTCATCGCCGGAAGAATAATAACTTGTGTCATCTAGGTCACTTTCCCAAGCACTGATAGTCGAGTACGTACGCTGGAAAGTGGCGCTGGCCTGACCATAAGACATGTTTTGTAGCGTACAAGGACTGGTTGATCCCATGCCCCCGCTGATGTACTTAAAGGTCCAGGTAGTCCCTGAGATCTCCGTGATTAAGTAGTAAAAATCACCCTGCGTATAATCCGTAATCTTTGCAGTGTCACCGACGCTCACGTTATGTGGGCTCAGTGAAATTGTCACATCCCACGGACCAGAGCCGCTGCAACCGCTAGGAGTTGCAGTCCCAAGCGAGCTATTTGTTCCAATGCTTGTAGTGACGGTTGCCATTTTTAAATCAGACCGTTTACGACTTTGCTAATGTTTGTGCTATCTAACGCCGGACTCCCTTGCATCAGCCTTGCATCGATAATCCGCTCGTTATCGCGTACATCGTCGACCGTGAGGTTGAGAGTATTTGAGAGATCCCAGTACGGCACGAACCATTCGCGCTTCGCAATATCAATCGGTTCAGGCGTCCCGGTATCTTCGGTGACCGGCGCACATCGTAGCTGTGCGGTGTGATGAGAAATGTCGTCTTCGTGTCCTCCGTAGCCAGAACAGGAGATCGGAAGAAAATGCGATCGCTCCGCACACGTAAACGGCCACTGCCGGTAATCATCGCGGACGTGATCAGAGTGCTGCTCTAATAACGACCATATATCCGCAGCTGAAAACTCGCGTTTACCGCCGAACCAATATTCGCTTCCTGTATCACCAAAGATTCTGTGGCGAGGATGTTTTAGTCGACGTTTTAAAAACGCATCTACATGAATCGACTCAGGCGTAGTGGCGTCGTGAACTGTCTGCTCACCAGTGGCCAGGCTCGTCCGCGTCACGGTGTCCGCGTCACGAACGAACCTAAACTCACTAGAGATCTCACACACCAGTTCGAGAAGTGTTCCCGATGGATTGAGGCCGGAAACTGAATCTAATTCGACCGGCGCAGACATTATCGTCTGCGCGTTCACCTTCAGGATGTGATCGGTCGCAAACGCGCACACGATATCTCCATCCCTATACCCTACGGGCGATTCACTATCACCGACCTTCAGCAGAAGCTCCACGGCAACTCCTAACTAGGTTCATTGCAATCTATTTCTACAGATTGAAGCGTAAGTGATTGTCCGCTCGTGAGAGTCTGGTTACTCCCTAAGCTAAAGTAAGCAAGGATATTATCGCTTGAGCTCGTCCCGTCCGTGATGACAGCCCATCTCGCACCTGTTCCGCTCGATGGAAACGTACCAGTGGCAGACCAAGTTTGATCGCTGAAAACAACTTTCGCACCGATCGTACCGTCAACTTCCGTGACAGTCGCATCTGACGTCGCGAGTTCCTTGCCACCGGAATCGTAGCCTGACCCAGAGGCTATCTCGGTGACGTCGGCCAAAGTGTTACTTGCTTTGGTAGGCGTATCATCGTCGGTGCAAAGAATGAGTCGGTAGGTGGTCGGGACAGTTTCTCCGTCGAACGCATACTTTAGTAATAGATATTTGCCACGGTCAGTTGTGCCGCTCATAGGTTCTCCCAATTCAAAAAAAAACGGGCGACCTCGTTAAGAGATAGCCCGTTCGACAGGTAATGTTCGGTTGTTCGTAGTTCAACTACGCTAATTATTGTTCTTATTCACGAGCAGATGGCAACCATTTTTACGATTTATTCCGGTTCGTTTTGTTTGTCATCGTTACAAGTGCGTGTTCTGCGCTGTTTAAAAATCACAACTTCTTGTGGAGCTTCCACCGAAACCCGGACAGTCGACGGAGATATTTTTTCTACCTCTAAATATGCAGACCCAAGAATCAGCCGGTCGCCGGATTTTAAACGGAGCTTCAAAGGCACGGGGACCAAGCCCTCGCTTTAACAGGTGTAATCGCACTGTGGTAATAACCATAGACTAGGTCGGGCACGAGCTCTGTATATAAAACGGCCAGTCGCTCATAGTCAACTTTTTTAAATTCTTTCAACCAATCCCGCTGCTTGTCTTCTTCTAGTCTCGGCACTCGGACGTTTATACCGAGGTGTTCTGCCAAATCCCGCTTGAGCGTTTCGAGATGTAGCACTGCACACGCTTCTATCCCATCAACCCATGTGGTCATCAGGCTCGCGTGACGCATCCGAAATTGATGTCGGCGATCGATGTACTCAGGCAACGACAACGGCCTTTTTTGCCGGATCGCCAAATGTTCATTCAGTTCGTCTCTCAATCCGAGTAGTCTCGGATAAGGGTTTCGCACCAGCAGCATCTGCCGGAATCGCTTAAATTCATTTGGTATCGTTATCGTGTGCCTGTTTTTGTCCGTCGACTCAATCCAATATGAGTGTCTGCGTTTACATAAGAGCTCGTGTAGCATTAACGATCCGGTTCGCGGTGGTGTAATGATTACGACCTCTTTATCTTCTAGCACTATCATCCTTGAGTCTTTCTAGAATTTGGTTTCCGATGAAGTGGGTTACCTGTGGCACGACTGCGTTTCCGAGTGCTCTAAGTCTGTCCACCCGCTTGGGAATCCCATTAGCCACTCGACCCACTGCGGGTTCAATGTCCCAGTACCCTGATTGCGCACTTCGGGGTGATTGCCTAACATACGCTGCATTTTTCCGTTCGGAGTCCCTGCCGCATCTTCGTTCGCGGTTGGAGTCGGCCACAACCCGGTCGCCGCCATCCCCCCAAGGCTGTTCACTCCCCCCCATTTTTTGACATTCGCATTTGTGTTCATTCGTCCCGTCCCGGTCGCATCCATCGTGTTCGGGGTAGGCAAGGATGAACACCCGATCACGTCGGTGTAACGCACCAAGGGCGACAGCTGGTATGCAATGCCATTCCGAATCATACCCGATCGCGGCCAACTCCCCGAGAACTCGGTCAATCCCCCGAATAAGCAAAGTTGCGACGTTCTCCAGGAGAATGAGTCGAGGTCGGAGTCCATGTGCAATTCGCACAACTTCGTAAAAGAGTCCACTTTTCCGTCCATCGAGTCCTTTCCCGTCTCCAGCCGAGCTTATGTTTTGGCACGGAAAGCCCGCCGTGATCATATCTACCGTCCAGTCGCCATCTGCCGGAGGAAACGTGCAGACGTCATCCCAGCGGGTTACATCTGGCCAATGCTTGGCTAACACCTGTGACGCATATTCGTCTAGCTCGACTTGCCACTTAACCTCGAATCCGCCGGTCATCTCCAGACCCAGTCCGATTCCGCCAATGCCCGCAAACAACTCTCCGACGCTAATCACAAAGAATCCTTTCTCGTATCGGCGCAACTAATTTCTGTATTTTGCGCCACACCCAATAGCGACTTATTTTTTCGGTTTCCGCCACCAAAAAACGACGTGCAGCCAGAAACGTACAATTCCAACTTCTTCCATCCCCAAGTTTTTGATCTGTGGCTTAATGGCTGCAAACACGTCGATGGTGCTTGCGCGTACCAAACAGCGTTGCCTTTTGTGTGGTTTGATGAATCTAGCTTTCATTACTTAGTACTCCTTCGTGCGTATTCCGCGATCAGTAACGCATCGGCGATTGCGTGTGTCATTTTCTCGATGTGTGGAAAGAGCTCCTGCGCCCGAGCCTTATGACTGTTTTTCTTTTGCGTTTTTGTCAGCGTGCGATTGATCAACCCGAATTCGCGTTGCCAAGTCACCGGAGTGACCGTCTCGAACGGAATGTAGTTCGCCACCAGCATCCCCCGAAGCATGCCGTAGTTTCTACCGAACGTGAAGCAAGATCTTACGCCTTGGCCTGGCATCGCATGAACATCTTCGATCAACGCAAACACCTTCCGATATTGGCTTATTTCTTCAAATATTTCCTGAGTATCTCGTTCGGTTTCAGGAATAGGGTGAGCAACTGTGATCCCGTCAGACGTGATGACGGCAATACCACCTTTCTTCCCGGGATCGATTCCGATGTGCGTTGTCATAATTTGGCCTCAAGTTTGTTAAGGGACGCGCGTATATCGTCAGCCGGTTTTGTTAACCCTTCGCCGCGACGCTGGAACTCTTTGAGCTCTGCGTGCAAAGAACGATATTGTTGTGCTGCTTGTATCTGTTCTTTCGTCTTCTTCTTCCGCTGTATCGGCTGTGGTTTGGCGTTATCGCCCCAGTTGTATTGCCCTTCGAGAATCCGCGTGACGGTGTCTGGCTTAATGAACCAGTCAAAGTTCGGAGTGAATGATCCATCCGTCCAGCACGGCAGAGGGAACTTATCGAGCGCATTCATCGCGTTATCGATCCAGCGTTCGTCTTCATCTAGATTGCGACTAACCGCCTTCTGCCGACGTGCCGAAAGCGACCTACATTTTGCAACTTGCGCGACCTTATTCCATTTCTCAATCAAAAGATTGATATCACGATCTCCGATCGTATTTTCTTTGGCTTGGCTTGGCTTGGCATGGTTAATGTCGTCATCGGGAGACATTTGGAGACACGCGGCGACATCAGGCGACACGGAATCCCGCGTCCCTGCTTTTTGAGCCCGTTGGCGACGCTTGTCGAGCCTCTTTTTGATGTACGTGGGAGCATGCTCGTTCCAATCATGCACCGCCAGACGCGCGTCTCCATCCGTCTCTTCTAAGTATCCTGATTCGACTAATGCGTGAACTAAATCATCTGCATCTCCAAACCAATCGATCCAAATGGCGATTTGGTTGTTAGTGTATTTCCCAACGTGGCCGTCATCAGCATTCTGGGCGGCGAAGTTGAACAACATTTCAAGAAGACCAACCGCTTCGTAATGCCGCAGTCCCAATAGACGTTGCAGCGTCTTGGTTTTGACGTGATTAACACAGCAGATTTTCATTTGCTAAACTCCAACCTCCATCGCTTCCGCGTCGATGACGTTTTCATTAAAAGATTGCGAGAGGTCGGAAAACCCCAGCGGTTCAACGGAATCGTCTGCGTTGAGCGTGTCTGAGACTTCCGTTGATAATGGAATCAGGCCGCTGTTGAGCATTTTGCGAAGAACTGTTTTGAGAGTCATCTGCTCTTCAGCTGTGTGCCACGCTGAGTCTTTCTTCGACGCTCCCTTAGCGTAGCGTTGCTTGTGAGCCTCGATTGCTGCGGCATCCATGACCAGCCGAACTTTTTCGCCGTTCGTTTGCGTGATGATCACGTACGCATGTGTGATTGCACCTTCCCCTCGCGTCGGAGATGGGTTTGGTGTGTGAACAATCTTTTCTTCATCTCCCATCACGTACGCAAATTCGTCACCGTCGCGAACAACCGACGCAGTTATCTTCGCGATATCGCCGCTGCGCCTGGCAAGAGCTATCAACCCTTTGTATCCAATGAAAAGTTTGACTGTCCCTTTGAACGGAACAAGGTACGCTTCGCCCATGACGCCATCTGGACGCAGCCCCAGCTTCATCGTTTGAATGATCGCGCCCCAAAAACTCGGTTGCGAGCAGTTGAGCAACTCGGGGTTTTGCCGAAGCACATTCATAACCAGGTGGAATGTCTGCTCTGGATCAATATGTGCGGGCAGTAGGTGCTGCCACTTCTGCTGTGTCTCTCGCAGCAATGTTTCTGTCTTCTGGAGCGAGTCACTCAGGCTGATCTGTTTTTCTTTTACTTGCATTACGCACCCTTTCTAAGTTTTCTAATAGCAATAAATGTTCTCTCTCAAAATTTTTAAAAGCGGTAAAAAACCTGTTTGTGAATCTGAGGTATCCCGTCAGGATGTGCATGTCCAAGATGCCCAAGGGCTCGCCGTTACCAAGCCGTCCTCCGTTCACAAGGCTTCTGGCACGCGACATCTGATCGGCCAGGCTCGCGTTATCATTCGCGATGGTACGGAGCACCTCGTCTGTCATGATGTGGTTGTACGTCTGGTAGGTGTAAAGCGGGTTCAGCATCGATCTGTTTCAACCTTTCGATGTAACACTTCAAGCAAATCTGTGTGCGGACTGAACCTCCGCACTCTGGACATCGCCATTTCGCGACGTGTTTATAAATCCCCTCCGGTTTAACTTTGCTCACCATCAATTTCCTCGTGTCTCTGTTTGACGATAAAGTCAATCGCGGAGGAACGGGCGTGATCGTCGTGTTCGCCGTTGGGCGAAGGAAAAATCTTTAGGAGCTCCTCCGTGGTTGCCAGTGGGAAGTCGTGAATGAGATACAACCGTAACTGACGATCAGCGTCGTAATAACGCAGTTCATATTTTGCAAATTCGCTAGTCACAGTTGCCATTCTCATACACCCCATCTGGATCAAGGCGGAGAGCCATTTCGGCGTACTGCCGAATTTTTTCCCAGTCCGCCGACGGTGACCCTTTCAAATCAAATCGATAACTATATTTCCAGACGCTCCACCGACACACCTCGATACCCGCCTTGCGTCCATGCGCAGCGACAAAGGCATCGAAGCACTCAAGCGATCCCTCGCGTCGAGCATAGTGAGCCGGTTCGCGGATCGGGTCAGTCGTCGTTGTTTTCTTCTTCGCTCGCGTCATTCTCGTCTTCCTGAGCATCGTCTTCCTGAGGCTCATCTTCCTGTGGCTCATCGTCCGCTTCGATTTCCACGACGGGTGCTTCCGAATCGTCTTTGCCATCGGCAACGTGTACAAACACTTGGCCATTTCGTTCCATCAGCGTCTTGTCGCCGTCGGTTTCCTTGCAAAACTTGAGTGCCTCTTCGCGATTTTTAAAGTGATAGACAGTCATCGTGGCTTCCTTTTGTTAAAGGCGGTTGGTAAATACAATGTGTATGCAGTGCGACCATTGTCGTTAGTTGCTTTCTCGCCCCGCACGACCAGCCCTTTTTGCAGGAGCGATGAGATGCGTCGCTGAAGAGTGCAGCGTTCCAGATCAGCAATGTCTTCAAGCTGCCGTGCTGTTTTGCCCGGATGCAGCATTATGAGATTCAGTGCGAGGAGCTCTAAGTTTGCTACTGTGCCGCCGGATGATATCTCTGACGCAGCTTCTTTGCTCGTGTCTGGATCAGAAGCCCGTGATAATGTATGCGGTTCGGTAAATAATGATTGTTGCATCGTACTTCCTAGCTCTTACATAGTTCTTTCATACGCTCTTCTGGCGTTAGCTGCGTCGCGGCTTCAGGACGATCCTGATTGCGGTGCGCAGTGTTACGCCCCTGCGAGATGACTCTCAAGAGTTCTTCATCTGGGATGAGCCAATAGCTGTTGCAGACTTGATAACCTTCAATCTTGCCTTCAGTTAACCAGCGGTAGATTGTGTTGCGGCTGCACCGCAATATCTCACAAGCTTCTTTAACCGTCTTTAAATTCTGCATAGTCGCGGAATCCATCGTTGTCCCCCTTTACAAACCTTGTGCTAAATCGTGACGCAATCTACCCGCTTGTACCCGCGGTTACAAGCGTTTACAGAAATAAATCCCAAAAATAGTTAAATATGGGGATTTAGCCGTACAGAGAGATGGTGATAATTGGTGTAAATAGGTATAGTTTTGATTACACACATCAATATTGATGTATATAAGGAAGGGCAGTTGCGATGCCGCAGAAGAACTTAACGGTGCTTGAGATCCAAGCCTTTCGCGAGGCTACAGTTGAGCTAGAGAAGATGCTCGTCGATCTCAAAGTGTGTGTGGAAGAATTAGAGACACTCCAGATCGAGGAGCTCCCGGTTGCGAACCACCGCAACTTTGTTGAAGGGATGCGGCGTGTTCAAAGTTTCACAACTGCGATCAGGGAGAGCTTGCTTGAACACAGGCTCGGTAAGCACGTCCGTGACAGCCGCGGGGTGGATGGGTGATTTCACTCCTCGTTTTTGAATTGTGCACATTTGTGCACAATTGTGCACAAAAATTGGGCGCGATTGAAATACAACGGGTTTTAATGGGTCTTTGGTACACCAACTTAAACCAATCACACCCCCTAGCAAAACAGAGGTTTGAGACTATAATTACCGAACGAAACAACATCGCGGGGTGGAGCAGCCCGGTAGCTCGCGAGGCTCATAACCGTCTCATACACACGCATCTCTCAGCGTGCTTAAACACTCTAAACACAGGCATTTTCAGCCACGGGGCGGACGTTTTAACTGATCTATTTTTGTGCACGGTGCACAATTTCTTAAACAGTAAACACTTGTCTTGCCGATTACCGCTGGTATACTCTGGTTTCCGCGCGTTTACGCGCGTTCAAATATAGAAGGTGCATATCATGATTCGTAAACAGATTCTCGGCAAAACATTTGCCGGTACGAAGCTCATTGTCAAAGTGAAGGCTGACCGAGGTCGACCCTATGTACGACCAAAGATGGTCGATGACAGCGGTAACGAGAGTTACCCTTTTATCTATCTAAGTGGCGATCCATATAGCAGAGAAATGTATGATGACTTACAGCAACTGCGCATTGAGCTTGGCATTGATCAGGTGGCTTCCCCGCCGGTAGTGACTAATTCCGAGATGCCCGCGCATCAGCCACAAGAACAGAGTTTTCGAGTAGTTGATCTGGTAGAGCGATATCGCACATGGCACGATAAACGCCGCAGGCATGGCCTACCTGATGAGTCTAAAGCAGACCGCGCACAGATCACGCTGCTCCGCCGCGCATGTTTGATGTTGATGCCGTTTGCAGAAAAACCTGCCGCAGAATTTACTCTCGCCGACCTCAAGCGTGCTCGGCAAATTGAAATTGACATGACTGGCAACTGCCGCAAAACGATAAACGAAAAGATTAGTGTGCTCAAACGTATGTTTTCTTGGGGGGCGGAGGAAGGAATATTTCCTGATCACGTATTTCTCGCGATCAACGCACTGAAACCTCTTGGCAACTTTGACCATGACGTTCCAGCAAGTAAAGTCGTACACGCACCGGACGAAGCGGATCTACTTGAAGCGATTAAACTCTCACCGCCGGTTCTCGCGACGATGCTCACTGTGCAAATGCACACGGGGCTTCGACCTGGTAACATCTGCAACATGCGTTGGGAAGATATTGATACAAGTGATGAAGATGAGCACGGAGTTTGGATCTATCGACCTAGTTCGCACAAAACAGAGAAGCACCTTACGCTGATTACCGTCCTTGGCCCACACAGCGTCGAGGCACTGAAAAAACATCGCGACGAAATGATTACCGCGGACAGCGGGTTTGTATTTAGCCGCCGCGTCGCAGAAGCGTATCGACTCAGTTTTGCGAAACCGCAGCAAGATAAACTTCGTAATGCCCGATTAATAGCCGCCCGTCTGGAACAGCATCTTGGCCAGCAGATATCGCTAGATGATGTGATCGTAAACCGCGATAAGCGAGGCGCGGCCATCAGGCAGTTGAGAGATAGAGCTTTTGAAATTGAGAAGACGCTTTTTCGCGAGAAAACTGGCGAACGCTGCGAATACACATTGATACGCGCAGGAATTTTAGAACCGTTGCCGGTTCGCAGCGTGCGAGAGATCTACGAGAAACACACGACCGTCATGGATAGGTACGATACGAAGGCGTATCGCACTGACCTTTATGATGTGCTGAACCACTTTTCCATTCCTACATTTTTCCCCTCTGCCATCAGGCATTTTTACTCTGCCAATTTGGTCGCAAACGCGAGTCGTTCGGCGGCGCAGGCTGTGATGGGGCATTTAACAGACTCGATGGTCACGCATTACTCCAAGATGCGTCAGGACATAAATCTCGCGATTGAAACACAGAGATTATTAGGATAACCCAGCAAAAAACCCTTTAATAAGCCCACCTCCTTAGCGAATAACCCTACCTAGCAGAGACAAATGTTGCGTTTGGACACTTGAGGAACGCCGGAAAAACCTCATTTTCGGCGATTTTCATCGTAGACAGTGACCAAACGTGTCATTTGCATCTTCAAAATGTGTTGAAAACGCTACAAGCAAATTGAATGTAGCAAATTTGACCACAACATAAGTGCGAAACCTGTAGTAACTTTTAGCTGATTAATAAACAAACGCTTACTGGCACGACCAATAATGCGAGACTGTAAGATGTTGTATATTCTAAAAATCAGATGGGCTGACGCTCACGAGCAAAAGCTCGTCTTCACGGATATCGATCTGGCTCTTAAAGAATTCCGGTTTCACGCGGAATCATCTCAAATCGATGAGCTTTCTATGACCGCGTTATCGCCTGAGCAAATAATCGAAACACTCGGCTAGCATTTTTTAATCGCCGGTTGTTTATTGCCATTTTCTCTATCAGCACTCTGCGGCTGACAATGGCATTATGCCTACTAATATTACACGAACCGACGCCGCGGCCAGTACGCCAACCTTCGCGCAGCAAATGGTCACCAAGCTCCAAGCAGACATTCTTGCTGGCAGTGGCGGCGTTGTTCAAACCACCATCGATGGCACGACGGTCGAAGTAAACAGAACACAACTTCTCAAAGAACTGGATTACTGGCAACGAAAAGTTGCCCGTGCCGACGGCACTCGTCCGCTTGCCCCAACAATAAAGTTGTCAAATGCTCTCGATGATAGCTAACGCGGCTCGACGGTTAACCGGCCTGCATACAAATTTTGAATACGACGGCGCTCAAACGAGCGACCGTCGCTTTAGCCCCACGACACGGCTAAAAAGCACCGATCAGATCCTCTCGCCGGTGAAACGCAAACGCCTCACCGCAGCAGCGAGGGATTTACAGAGGAACTTCGCAGTAGCCGCATGGGCCATTCGTCGGCATCTCGACTACGTGTCACGATTCAGCTTTGAACCAAAAACCGGAGACAAAAGTCTTGATGCCGAACTGCGAGCCTTAATGGAATGGTTTGGACGGCCATACAACTGCGACGTGACAGGTCGACATAACCTCAGCAGCCTAATCCGCATGGCTGAAGAACGCCGGTTAGTGGATGGCGACTGCTTCTTTATCAAGCTTTCTAACGGTCAACTGCAAGCGATCGAGAGCGACCGTGTACGCGACCCGGAAAAGATCACTGACGAAGACTGGGTTCACGGTATTCAGGTGAACCGCGGTGGTCGCAGCCAACGGGTGGCTATCTGGCGTCGCGACAAGACCGGCGGGTATGATTTTGAACGATCTGTTCCATCGAAGAATGTATATCACCTCGGATATTTTCAACGCTTTGACCAGGTGCGCGGTGTCTCGCCACTTGCTCCAGCTATCAACACGCTCCGAGATTGCTACGAATCTTACGACTACGCATTAGCAAAGCTCAAAGTCAGTCAAATGTTTGGGCTGGTTCTCTCCCGTGAGAACGCTGGTGGTTTTTCGGATGTCACAAAAGATGACGACGTCACCGGCGGCTACAAAGTCGACTTTGGAAAAGGCCCAGTGATGCTCGACCTCGATCCGGGTGACGAAGCATCGATCATTGAATCACGAAACCCATCGAATGAGTTTCAGAATTTCTCTCAGCAAATGATATCGCTAAGTCTTAAAAGCGTCGATATTCCGTACAGTTTTTTTGACGAGGGCTACACAAACTTCTTTGGCAGCCGTTCAGCTTTTATTCATTACGAAAAAGCATGCAAAGTTAAACAGCAACAGCTTTCTGAGCTCCTTAACCATATCACTGGCTGGCGGATGAAGCTCTTCATCGCTGACGGCACATTACGTCTGCCCGGGCGAATGACGTTGGGCGACCTGAACTGGGAATGGGTCGCCGACGGTACGCCTTGGTGGAATCCACTTCAAGAGATCAACGCAGATATCGCCGCAATCAATTCTGGACTGAAGAGCCGGTCGATGGTCGTTCGTGAACGACATGGAAAAGAATTCCGCGACGTCGTTGATCAGCTACGCGATGAGCAACAGTACATGGCCGACGCAGGAATCATCGTGGATATGGCAGGCGTCCCACTCGACGCGGATGAGGCCGGTAACGAAATACAACGGCAAGCAATTGAAATTGTTGAAGACGAGGAAGAGTTATGACAAAGCGCGAAGTAACAGCTAATGCACTGAGATTTAGCAGTGGCGAGATCAGCGTTAGCGATCCGCAATCTACGGATTCGCCAGCGACCGAATATGAGGTGTCACTATTAGCTCGCAGTGCCGGGGCAATCGAGCACTGGTATTGGGGACAACAAACAGTTCACGACATTGCCGGAATGAACGTGTCGGCCAAGATCCCGATTGATTTCAATCACGACACAAGCGAGGTGATCGGATACCTCGATAACTTTGAAAACACACCGGAAGGATTGCTGGCGACAGGCAAGTTGGTCAGCTTCAGCGACGATGACCGGGCATCTGACATCGCTCGCAAAAGCAAAGCCGGTATTCCGTGGCAAGCCAGCATCAATTTTGGCGGTGACGGCATCAAGGTTGAAAGCGTTCCTGACGGCGAGACTGTGACTGTGAACAGCCGCGAATTCAGTGGACCTGCAACCATCATCCGATCTTGGCCATTGCGTGGCGTGGCAATAACTCCGTACGGCGCGGACGGGGAAACCGAATCTATCGTGTTGTCTGAAGAGGGCAACAACATCCTTGTCGATTTTTTTGAAATGGAGACGAATATGTCTGACGACCAACAATCCGTGGCTGTGGCAGAAGAAGCTATTGAAGCTGAAGCTACCGAGCAAGCGGTTGAAGAAGTCATCTCAGACGATGCCGCTCCTGTTGAAACCGAAACGCAAGAAGTAGCCGAGGCTCTCGAAGAGCAGGACGCCCCTGAGAACGCTGATGTTCAGCTTTCACAATCGAGCGGACAGCGCTACATCGAACTTTTTGGTGATCAGGGTGCTGTCTGGTTTGTAGAAGGCAAATCTATCGAAGAGTGCTACGAGCTTCATATCTCGTCGCTCGTCGCGCGAACGGAATTACTTGAGAACGAAGTGTCTCAGCTGAGAGCAATCGACCGTGGCGAAGAAACGCCTGTTTCTTTCAGTCACCCAGATGCGCTTCCGAAGGAAGACGACGAACTCAGTTTGCGTGCTAAAGAGCTTAAGAAGGCCGGTGTCGGTAGCGACTTCGTCGCAACGCAAGCTGCTCGCATCGAACAACAACTATCCCGATAACACGAAAGAGGTAAAGCATCATGGCTGATGATTATTACACAAGTGCGAATTTAATCACCTTTAATGAGTCGGATCTAAGTTTTGACGTCTCCGACGTTCTTAATGACGCTCCGGTTTTAAGTGCCCTCAGCGCATTTAGCGTTGACGGTACGCAATTAAAATACGTCAAAAAATCTGCCGACCCAGTAGTGGGCTTCAGAGCTCTCAACGCGGGCGTGGACAATGACGTGGCGACATATACGCAAGTGAGCGTGGATCTCGCTATCGCAGATGCCAGTTTCAACATCGATATCGCCGCTGCAGAAGGCTACCGCCTTGGTCCTGCGGCTTTCATTGCTCTGCAAATGCAAAATCACATGCAAGCGATGATGGCAAAAATCGAGAATGAACTCATCAATGGTGGCGCGTCCGATGGCTTTGCCTCACTAAGCGAAGAGCTCGATGGTGCGAGCGATGCGATGGTAGTTGATGCGGGAGGGAGCACAGCTGACACAGCAAGCTCCGCATATTTTATCCGCAGTGGCTTCAACGACGTGCAGGTTGCGTGGGGCAATCAAGGCGTAATCGAAGCGAAAGATACTACTATCGTAAGATCCGCTGCTGCTTCAGGTACGTTCCCGAGTTACTACACAGCAGTGACCGGATACGTCGGCTTGATCTACGGTTCAGCTTACTCGGCTGGCCGAATCTGCAACCTCACTGAGGACAGCGGAAAAGGACTCACCGATGACCTGATCGCTGATGCGTTGAGCAAATTCCCTGCCGGTCGTGGACCTAACATGATCGCAGTCAATCGACGGTCGCTCAAACAATTGCAGAATTCTAGGACAGCCACGAACGCTACTGGCGCTCCAGCACCATTCCCAGAATCTGCATTCGGCGTGCCGATTATCGTCACGGATCAAATCAGCAGCACGGAGGCGATCGTTAGTTAATGGCTCTTGCCGACACGATTGCGCAGAACTTTAAGCTGTTGCAGAACACAGCAGGCGTACAGATTACGTACGCACGCGGTGATGTAAACATTACCCTCACGGCTATTCCAAGTGATACCGAGTTTGTCTCGGCGGACGGCGATGGCTACATGGAAACGGTCGAGGCGAGGGACTTCGTGTTCCCCGCCTCCGACCTGACCATCGGGGGTCAGCCGGTTTTGCCTGATCGCGGCGACACCATAACAGAAACGGTCAACGGCCAGCAGCAAACCTATCCGGTGACTAACGCCGGGAGCGGTCGGTATTTCAAATACTCCGATCCCTTTCGGAAGATTATTCGCGTTCATACCAAGTGGACTAAGTAATGCCTGATGCGACTATCACGACGCTTTGTGACGCAGTTGTTACGCACCTGTCGAGCCAATCGCTATCGATGTCGTTCACAGCATCTAGAACTTACCTCCCTGACTTTGAACGTGAAGAACTGACTGGTGCTCAGGTCAGTGTGTTTCCGCAAGGAACGCAAACCGCGATAGCGAGCCGCGATAGCCAGCAGTTCATCTACACACTCAATGTTGTTGTGCGTGTGCCGGTGAGCCCAGCCGCTGATCCTGATATTTCAACACACCTGTATTTTTCAGAACAAGTTGCCGACGCGCTTGCTCTTAAATCTCTTGCTGATTGTTCTTACAGCAGCATTCAGAACGAGCAGGCATTTGATCTGGAGGCACTCGCTGATCGAAACGAGTTTCTTTCAATCATCACCGTCACGTATTTAACCATCAAATAATAGAAAAGGAATTCCACAATGGCATACGTCTTAGGATTGAACGCGAAAATGTATCGCTACGACAGTAGCGCTTCCAGCTGGAATGAAATGACGAACGTAAAAGACCTTTCATTGAATTTGGAAAAAGCTACGGCAGATATCACAACCCGAGGTGGAAATGGATGGCGACAATCTGTGGCCACGCTGAAAGACGGCAACGTGAGTTTTTCAATGGTCTACGATACGGCTCAAGACGATTTCGCAGCCGTAAAAGACGCATTCATGAATAACACTGATCTGCAACTTCAGATTATGGATGGTGATCGCACTGTCAGCGGTACACAAGGCTTAGAAGCTTATTTCACCATCACTGGCTTTAACATCAATGAAAACTTAGAAGAGGCTATGACGGTCGATGTAACGCTCAATACGGCGTACAACGCAACCGCACCGGCATGGACGACAATTAGCTAGAAAGGTAGGGGCGTAAATGGCTAATAATTTTAGCGATAAGGACGGACGAAACTGGGTAGTAACACTCAATGTGCACAGTATCAAGTCGATAAAGCAAGAACTTGGATTGGATCTTCTCGATGAGAAAGTCCACGAAACTCTCCAAAAACTTGCTGAAGATTTGGTGCTTGCCATTGATGTGCTATACCTAGCGCTCAAAGACAAACTGGACACGGCAGATATTTCAGATGTCGAGTTCGGAAGAAGCCTTTCAGGCGACTGCCTTAATGAGGCGGTTGGTGCACTGGTACAGGCACTCGTGGATTTTTTCCCGAACCCGCGAAAGCGGGAATGGGTGAAGAAACTGTGGGACAAGTCGACGGCGCACATGAACAAGGCGAACGACGAGATGCTGTCGATTCTGGACGACAAACGTCTGGAGACTCACCTCGAAAAGAGCTTCCTAGAGGCTCGCGAGGCGGGGATTCAGGACGCAATCTCTGGAATGAAGTCTATCGTCTCGCCGGATTCCTCGGAGTCGACCCAGGACCCTTCTCATATCGCGAGTTAAGCTGGATGGCCAGCGGCAAATTAGAACAGCAGTGGTGGCATACTGCGCATCTGATTTCGCTGCATGTCAACATGAACCGCAAGAGAGGAAGCCGTGTCCGCAAAGCCGAAGAGTTTCACCCGTTCAAGCGTAAGCAACGGGTGAGCCGCACAACCGGCTCAATCGACTGGCTGAAGGTGCTGTTGCCAGAAGGCGATCCTGACAGAGAAAGCTTGGAACATGCCCGCCCTGCGACTCGGTAGTACGATGAACGTAAAGATGCCGCGTACCAGCGTATCGGCTGCGCGGGGTGTGTTTCGTCGTGAACTGGGCAAAGCAGGTAAAGCTGTTACGAACGGCATCTCATTCACTACGAACTTTCGTACAGTACATGTGCTCAACGCAAAGGCGCAGCGTCGTATTGATAATGCCGCCCGTGTGTTTTTATACCGCTTTGGTGGGTACGTAAGATCGACGGCCAGACGCGAAATCGGTCGCAACACGATCCGCCGTAAATGGGAAAAAGATAAAGTTTGGTGGAACGGCAAACGCTATAAGAGTTGGCGTTACAGCACCGCTGGCAACGCACCAAAATCGCACACGAAGCTTCTTAAAAACAACATCTTCTTCAAGCCGGAAGTCCGTCAGCTTAATGTTGTGATTGGTCCTATCCCTCGCGGTACGAGGATTGCAGGTTTGCTGGAGCATGGTGGTTCGCAAAACATCTATGTCGCGTGGAAGAGATCTAAATCGGGCAGGCTTATTATCTCGCGTGATAAGAAGTACCTGAAACGCAAAACAATTAAATATGCACCGCGTCCATACATGCGGCCAGCTTTCACGAAGGTGATATACCATCCGACCGCAGGAATGAACAAGCTGCTCCGCGACATGAATATCCCTTCGACGCTTAAAGATATTTTTTACCAGCGTGGCCAGGCTTCGGCTGCACGCTACGGGAGATAAGTCATATGCCAAGTTCAAGTGCGATCCGAGCCGGTAAAGCTTCTGTAGAACTTCTCGTCCATGATCGAGTGTCCGAAGGGCTACGGCGTGCAGCCGTATCACTTAAGTCATTTGCCCGCGTGGCGGATCGCGTTGGAATGCAGATGATGCGAACCGGCGTGATGATGGCAGTGCCAGTGGCGATGGCAGGGCGAGCCTTCGCGACGTTTGAAAAACAGATGGCAGAAGTCTCGACGATGATCGACGTGCCGAGCAAACATCTACGCACTCTTAGTGATGATGTGTTAAAGATGTCTAAGCATTTTGGCCTCGCAACCGAAGGATTAAGTCGTGGCCTTTACAACATTTTGTCCGCTACCGTGCCGGTTGAAAAATCGATTGAGGTATTAGGCGTCTCTGCTAAAGCAGCCGTTGCCGGATTGAGCGAGGTTGGGCAAACTGCCGACGTGATCACGGGTGTTTTGAATGCGTACGGCATGGAAACATCCGACGCGACTAAAGTATCAGACATCTTGTTCACGACGGTGAAACGTGGAAAGACAACCTTCAGCGAACTATCGAATAATCTCGGAAAGATGACGGCAATCGCTGCAACCGCTGGTATCGAGTTTGAAGAGGTTGGTGCGGCAATCGCTACCGTCACCAGAAATGCAATTCCGACGGATATCGCGGTCACTGGCCTACGGCAAGCATTTAGCACACTACTCAAGCCAGCCAGTCAAAGTGCTGAGATGTTTGAAAAAATGTTTGGCATGACAATGGACTCCGATGCACTCTCGAAGATGGGTGGTCTGCCGGGACTGATTAAGAATCTCTCCACACTGACTGACTTTGAAATCGCAACGATATTTCCCGATCGTCGAGCTCTGACAGCGATTCTTCCGCTAGTGCGCAATCTTCAAGCGCTCGAAAAAGACATGAGTTTGATGCGTAACTCAACTGGTGCAACTGAGAAGGCGTTTGAAAAGATGACGTCGACCATGAGCTACGTCTTTGATCAGATCGTGCAACACGGTAAAGCGGTATTTACGGTCATGGGTGAACAACTCGCGGTCGGTTTTCAGAAGTTGGCGGTGAACATAAAACAGGCACTCGTATGGACGGAACAGTTTATAAAACAAAACCAAGCGATGGTGCTGGCATTTGTGAAATGGACGGCGATCATCTTCACCGCCGGGGTCGGGTTGAAAATTCTATCCCTCGCACTTGGAAGTTTCATACCGTTACTCAAAGTCGCAGGCGTCGTAGTCCTGTTCCTCGGAAAAGCGGTCTTGAAGCTCGTCACGAAATTTGGCTTTTTGCTCCCACTACTCGGCGCAATCACACTCGCAATTCACGCAACTAGTCAGGCTTTCGATTGGGGGCTAACGCTCATGCAATCGTTAGCTGTCGCAATCGGAGTCGTTATCGGAGCTTGGGTAGCTTATAAAGCTATCCTTCTCGCAGTGATTGCCGTTAAAGTCGCGTTCACCGCCGCCATGCTGGCTCTTAAAGCAATCATGCTCATCGCCACAAACCCAATCTTGCTCTTCGGTACAGCACTTCTCACGACGTTTGGCCTCTGTATGGCTCAGGCCATTAAGACACAGGGCGTCTTTGACGGGTTCGGAAAAAATACAAGCAAGATATTTGGAAATATAAAGGACGATGCCGTTACCGCGTTCGGAGGAATCGTTACCGCGATGAAGATGGGCAAGTTTGAGATGGCTGCTGAGATGGCGATTCTCGGACTGAAAGCTATTTGGGGCGGATTTTGGGCATGGCTTAAAGACCTGTGGAGACGTGGACGCGACAGTGTCATCGACTTCGGAAAGGACATTGTTGACACACTGATCTTTGGTTGGAATTGGTTAGCAAAAACGACCATTGATATCTACCACTATATAAAGGACGGTATCTCTGACGCGATGTGGGCAACAAAAGAATTTGTTGTAGACATCTGGAATTCGACCTGGAACTGGGTTGAAGGCGTATGGAATGACTTGACGGGGTTAGGCGACAGTGCAGAAGAACTGGCCGAGCAAGATGAAAAACGTAAAAAGGCAGCGCTCGAAGCCCGCATGGAAGACGTCCGTATCAGGGAAGAGGAGCGGAGGAAAGCCCATGAGGAATATGTAAAAACGCAAGGATCGCTATTTGAGGGAGGTCGCCGCCAACAAAATTCAGCTGCACGACGTGCTGAGGCGCTTAAAGAAGACCTTAAAGAAGTTAATGAAATCCGCGCAGAGATGGAGGAGTTATCGCTCGAAATCCAGGTCGCTGATAAGTTTAACGAGTTTGAACGTAAGCGTGGAATGCTCGAAGGCGCGACTGAACACGATGCGCCGGTCGAGGCTGTTAGTGATGAGTACATTGACGCTCTTGTAGATTCTGTTACAGGCGAGATCGACGCCGGAGATCTTCCAGACATTGAGATACCTCAACTGGCGAGCCTGTCCGACAGCATGGGCGACATGGCCACCGGCATGGATACTGCTGCAAACGCAATCTTAATGGGTCATCAAGGTGCGTTTCAAAGTGCCGCGAAGCTTCGCAATATCACCGACATGCTAGGCCGAGAAGCGACGTGGGAAAACAACGTACTCGACAAGCTCGACTCGATCAATGACCACCTGCGTCACGTCGATAAAAACACCCGTGCTCAACTAAAAGGACTGTTATGGTAGACAACAACGTACAAGTTACTGAGAAACTTGGTAGCGGATCGACAAATCTCGACAACACCGATCCGACCTCAGAAAAAATATACAGTGTCGTCGGGACGAGTGATGACACGATCGTCACGAACAAGATCAAAGAGACTTCGCCGGTTTCATATCGTGGCTTACGTCGATCTAGTATTGAAGCCAAGCCGGTTGACCATGACGTGTGGGAGGTGGTCGTTACATATAGCCTGAACGAACAAATGCGGTATGTCACCGACGTCTCATGGAGTACTACAGGTGCAACCCAAAAAATCTTTCGATCTAAGGCAACCGAGAGTGTGTTTGATTTTGACTACAATCCGTGGCAAGGTCCGCCTGATTTCCAAGGTGCAATAAACGTCACGCAAGACGAGGTCGAAGGCGTTGATGTGACGATACCTGTTCTGTCTTTTACAGAAACACACAAATATGATCCGAGCGAAGTGACCGACACTCTTATTTCCTCGTTCATGCAAAAAACTGGTACGGTCAATGCTGACAAGTTCAGAGGATTTGAGCCCGGCGAAGTTCTGTTCCTCGGCGTGAGCGGCCAAACAGACCCGGATCTCATAGGTCTGTCTTTCGAGTTTTCCGTATCGCGAAACTTTACGTGGATTCACAACGAAGTACCGCACACAATCCAAGGCTGGAATTACCTTTGGTATTTCTTCATGCCACAGGTCGACCTCTCCACCGGCATTGGCTTTCAAGTCCCCATGGCCGGGTATGAAGAGCGTGTCTACGATTACCTGAACTTTGCCTCGTTTGTTCCAGATCGCGTTGAGATACCAGACAATCCCTTGCCAGTTTAGGAACTATTAAGATGACCAACGTCAATCCGGCAATTCCCGGTCAGCCGAAAGCTCTCTCAGCGAACGAGCATAACGCGATGGCACGCGCCGTCAACTATGTGAATGCAAATGTGGAACGTGATAACACACACATTAACAATGAACGAAATAATATCTACATCATGGTGAAAGCACTCGACTTCTTAAGGCCAGGCACTGTGGTGCAGCTTGGAAGTCCAATCGTTGATATCACGCGAGATTTTCCGCATGCACCCACCGCGTACCGTAGCTGGATGACAGTCGGCATGACTGTGAACACTAATCTGCTGGCTAACTTCCCAGCGTGTTATGCCAGTCGTCCGATTGTCGACAACACCGAATCTAGCACCTACGGTCTGGACGCCGGACGTGGAGTGTTTGGGGTCACCAAGGATGCGATTCTTAAAGGATCTGCTGGGTTGGTTCAGGTGGCCGGTATAGCTGCGTGTCGAGTCGCGTTATCCTCTCTCGACGATGTCATTGCCTATGTCTCTACATCCGGTGATACCGGAATGACTGGAGCTCTCCGTGGATGTCTCGCTGGCCGGTCAGGATTCGAGATTTTTTCAAAACCTGCGTCGCTGCCAAACCCGGACGTCTCGAAGTACACCTGGTGTTATGTTCGGATCGGCTCTTTTGTTAGTCCATATGCTACGCGACTGCGTGGAAAGCTTAATGCCAACTTGGAGGTTAGCGATACGAGCGTGTTAGTAAAAGATTTAATCCCGTTTGACGGTTTGCTCCCGACGACATTCAAAGGGAACACTATCACTGCCTATAACCAAATGGCGATGGAAGGCGCAGAGGATTACTACGTCGATCTAAGCTATTCGTGGTATCTCGACCGCTGGGAACTAACGGGAGTTCAATGCTAAATGGGCTGTTGTAACGAACTCTGTGACGGTTGTTGCTTGCTGCGTGATTCGTTTAGCCGGATCAGTCTAGAAACGCTGATGGTGAGCACGCAATATGGCACAGGTCCCACCTGGACCCTCGCGCTGATGAGCACACCGAGCTACGTGCAGATCGGTGATACGGTTGCCGGTACGTCCACCGTAGATTCCAAAAAATACTACTGGTACGTCGATGATGTGAGCGGCTCGAACGTCACAGTTCGTTTTCTTTTTAGCGACGCAGAGAACCCAGCCGATCTCGATCCGCAATCAAACGGAATTTCAGAATTAACAGTCAAACGGCTTGGGACTGAATATTACACAAATACAACCAAAGCTAATTACCTCTGGGGCGTAACTGATGATGAGTGTTTAGTGTCGAATGCCGGTGCGAGCTCCACATTGTTCATTAGTGATGCAGACGAGCTCTATAGCTATGTCTTAGAAATCTCGGGCAGTGGACGCGGTGATTCCTCAGATCCTGACCACCTGCGTGTTCGATCTTCTTGCGATGCCTCGTCAGCAAATTACAACCAAACGCAGTTAACCTTCAGTGACTGCACCAACTGTCAGGATGACTATCGTCTGGTGTCGACGTTGGTTCAAGGCTCGTCAACCACCGAAGTGTGTCCACCTGATATTTCCAACCTCGGCATTTTGCCAGCCAGTGACGGGAAACTACACGGGCAGATAGCGAATGACGACGGGGTAGTGTTTCTCAGGTATTGCATCAAGCAGCAAAACGCTGGAAGCATGTCGACCAGCGATCTGTCGTTTGTGGCATTGGTGGGACCATCCATTGAAAAGCCGGTGGGCATGCAAAATGGATCAGGTTACGGGGACGGCGTATCCGGCATGGGAGACAAGGCTGGGATCTCACTCGACGCAAGCGTTAAATGTCACAGCGTCCAACTTTCGTACACAGATCAGAGTGACCCAGACGATAACGAACCATCCTGTCCGGGGTGCATCTCTTGGCAATGCGGTGACGCTACTGATATTGCATGGCTCGACTCACGTAATCGTGATGAAACCGATTTACTTGTTATCGATGGCACGGCGTCATTTGACGGCACAACGGTTACTGTTGGTTCGTCGCAGGTAGTAAAGCTCGCCAGCCAAATGGGCATACGTTCGTACACTGAGCCCGATGGCACATTGCAAGACAATTACACGAATAGTCCAGTGCGGATCGGCCTGGCTTCGGATATCGAAGTACGGGGTAACGCCGGTGATCAAATCGTCCACGGCTGGACGTTAGTGATCGGCGACGCGGATGGCGTTGGCGGAAGCATCAACGGTGAAAGTTACCCAGTTAAATCGCAAACATGGTATCGAATGCGATGGTGCAGCACATTTCAAACAGAGCTCGATTCCGGTTCGGTCGCAGCGGCGGCATTTGTCGAAGCCGGTTTTATCGAAGAGATCGATGGGAGTTTAGTCTATTGAGCTTTTCACAACAAACGACGATCACTACCAGTTCGAGCGGATCGGTAGAGGTGCGTAACATTTTAAAACGTCCAATTTTCCTTGCCGATAATAGCTGGTCGCACGGGTTTTGTCTTTCGTGCAATCGTCCAACGGCGTGCCCTATTTGCGATGTTGATCCGTCGAGTGATGGCGACGGAGATGACGACAATCAAAAGTGTCTAGAAAAATGGACGGTGATTATCAACGGTGGTTCAGACACTGGGGATAGTCCCATGTTTGGAAACGCAGCCAGAGCGACGGTGAGTGTCAAATACAGTCCGGCGCAACAGCATCTTTTCGGAACAACAGGTGGACCTTACGGAGATTTTGAAACGCAGAGTTTGTACTGGCCTACCAATCCTGGCTTAACCGTATCTGGCTTTTCGGGAACGATGACTACATCAGATATGTGCGGCATCGCGATGTACCTTGGTCAATACACTCTAGTCACATCCGATGTCGTCAATGGAAAAAGGACGACCGATGTTAAGTTCCAAGGATTTGGGCTCACAGTTGTCCTAACACGCTCATGGGCTCGCGGTCCGTGTAAGGTAACGACTACCGACACCGGCGGGATTAGCTGGCCATATAAAGATGCGTGGTCGTTTCCACAAACGCCGATTGAAAATCCTTCGCAGTGGTTATATGCCGAATATGGTCCAGGTCACCAGCCGTGGTGCTACGATACATTCTCAGGCATCGCTTGTGGTTGGTGGGGCGGTGTACAGAAGGCCATTTATCACACCGGCAACACCGATATTATTACCGACAAGATTCGCTGTGAAGACTACGCGGGAATTGATGTACCGCTAGCTACCACGAGCCAACAAAAATGGTCGACTCGCCAATACAAACGTGTCCGAGACTTCGACCAGTGGCCAGACCCTGTTTTTACACGCGCACCATTGCCTACCTATTGGGAGGACTGGTCAGGGACGCCTCCGAGCATCACCGTCGTGCCAACGACCCGCACTGTATTTAATAACACTGAACCTGCAAATGCCGGTGCGGGAGCTAGCGTGAGTGTAGAGGTGTCATGACAAACAAACCGTCCAAATTACGCCAAGCCACAAGGTTCACACAAGCTGTCATCAAACACGCGGCCTCCGGTTTTAAAGAATCATCACATGAAACCATTGGCAAGCGACAATTCATGTGTGCACTGTGTGAACATTTGAAAGGCGACAGATGCAGCCTGTGTGGCTGTAAAGTGATTGGACAGGGTCGACTGGTAAAAACCCGGTGGGCATCCGAGGAGTGTCCAGATGGACGCTGGGATGTAGAAAATAAACAGTGACCGTTTATCACAATTAAACGTCGTTGCTAAGCATTTTATAATGATATTTTGAAAGGAAATACCTCATGGCTGTGACCACATGGAAAGGCACGGATTCCACGTCGCCGACCGATTTTAATACCGCGGCCAATTGGACGAATGGCTCACCGTCTGCCGGTGATACTATTATCTTCTCACCGGCGTATGATAATCCGTGCACAGAAAATGTTGACCAAGGCACGACCGCCTATGCAGAAATTCTGGTCGAACAGGGGTTTACGTCAGATATCGGAAGTGCCGATGTCTACTTGACGGCCAGCCCAACGGACTTTAGTTATCACGGAAGCGGTCGCATCTACATGGACTTTGGTACGTCCAGTGGCATCGACCCAGTGATCAGTAGCTCCGCATCGTACGCACTTGGCACATATGCGATTCACTTGAAAGGTGATATTGATGTGTTGTCGATCACCGGCGGTGCGGTGGCGATAGCATACTACGCCGGTGATTCAGCATCGATCAACACGGCAAGCGTCTCGAAAGGTCGACTACATGTAAGCAGTCAGACCTCAAGCTTTTCCGCACTAACGCAAACGGGTGGAACGGTTACGACTAATCAATCCGTTGGTACAGTGAAGCTGCTCAAAGGTTCGTTTGCCACTGGTGAAGACGCTGGTATATCCACAACCCTCACCGCATACTCTGGATCTGCAACTCTCAACGGTACAGGCACGTATGCGTCGATCCAAATTGAAGATCAGGCCAATGTGAATATGACGAACAGCGGTCGTGCTCGTACGATAACTACGCTCGCCCAAAACGGCGGACATTTCTTTTACGATCCGTCTGTCATAACCATCGGAACTGACACCGCCCCCAACCGAATTGTTCAACGAGTCATTAGCAATGTCTAAACGTCGTGATAAACGCAAAAGTAATTTGGTTACAAGTGATAACGCGGCGACGTCTTCACGGACGCGGAGTGATTACAAGGTGATCAAGGCTGAGTCCAAGACTAGTAAGATCCAAGCGAAAGCAGATCTGGCGTTAGCGAAAGGACAAAAACGAAAGTGGTTGTTTTTCCTGATCGTTGCCGGTATTGCAGCTTACATGATTCTGAGCAGCGGAGCAGGCACAACGATCCTCACGAAACTCAAAGGGTTATTTTAATGACGATCATTCAAGACGTGATAAAGGCGCTTAAATCAAAGCGTGTCTTACTAGCGATCATCACCGCAGCAGTCGTCTCAGTGAATGGTGAGCTAGCGTTATTCGATGATGAAATGCTGACGAAGATCACCGCTCTCGCCGGAGCAATAATCGTCGGGGATTCACTGCGGCCAACCAACCCCGCGAAACAGGCCGAGTGAGTAATTGCCGCCCGGCAGTTTTGGCTTATCACAAGCCCTGCTGTAACCCACGCCCCGCAGCGACTCGCCGGGCGGCTTCAAAACAAGAGGGAATAAGAATGGAAACCATTACAGAAATTATAAACTCAGTTGGACTTCCGATCGGGCTATTGCTAGTAATCATTTTTGCGATCTACCGGATTGCGAAGTACGCTGCTCCCCTTGGCCAGCGGGTCGTACAGGAACATGTCATCTTTCTTGATGCGACAAAGATGCAGAACAAACGAACGGTTGAAGCGATCGAGAAACAGACTGAACTGCTCGCAGGTATTTCTAAAACCAATAAGAGTCTGTCTCACCTGGCTGATGCCGCCGGTCATGCACTTGATGAAAAACCGGACGATGCGAAGCAGGCTATCACTCGTATGCGAGATGCTTTAGGCGACTAGCCCGCCGGAGCTCATGATTTTTGAACGCACTTTCGTGCCTACGCGCGAAAATCTATTAGAGATCTGAGCAACTTTCGCAATCCTGCCACTCTGGCAAATCGGCCATGTTGACACACCCCCAAGGCGGCGGGTGGTCGTTTTGATAACACCTCACATGGCCGAAATGTGTACCGAAAAGCGTGGCGATGCACCATCGTGCATGCAAAAAAAATATTTACCCTCTTGACACATTATCGGTGTGCCGATATAATGAACATGTCAACTACAAAATTCTTAAGAGGTGCAAACGATGAGCTACGAACTATTTAAAAACGAAGTACTAGAACTAAGCCGCGAGCACGGACTTACCGACTCAAGAGCTATAGAAAATCTCACCAGAGGAATTGATCACGCCATCCGCCATCAAATTCATAGCGAAGCTATAGAAGATCTTCACAAACTATTTAAAGCAACTGGGGAAGGTCAGAAATTTGAATTCCGTTCCCCCGTCTCAATGTGCAAAGTGATGACGGATCTCTCCACCGTGGATGAATGGGTCGAGGTAACCTCGGTTCGATTTTATCACTATCAACCGCGTAAGCGGTTAGTCTGGGTTACTGTCCCAGACGGCCAACTAAAAAACAGCCAGTATCGTGACAACCTACAACCTATGAAACTTGGTCGGTGCGTTGATCTGGGAATGAAAAAATCACGAGCCACTCTCACCAGCTAACTAACTTCTCATAAAGGTGCAAAAAATGAGTAACGATAAAAAAGACTTTGAGCCGACAGACGAGTTCTACATTTGGCTCGCTGAAAAGCACGCGCGGGAGCAATTGGAAGTGCTTGTCGCACTGATTGTAGACGCAACAACGTATGACGATGAGCACAAAGAGTATCTCTATAACCAGATCATGGAAAGTCTTGCGGGCGATTTTGGTCGGACGATGGACGTCATCGATAGCGCAACAACGCTGCTGACAGAGGAGAGCAACGATGAGTAAAGCTACTGAGAGAATTAAGATTACACAGTATGATTTCGAGCAAATGCTGATTTCTAAGCATTCAATAGAAAGCTTAACAGCGTCAGAGGTTGAGGAAAGAACCGACTTAGATGCATATGGCGATTGGATCTATACAACGCTGACATTGTACTATGCCGATGATGAGCATTGTGCAACGTGGATGGGCGGCGAAGGCTGGGAATTTGTCGATGACAATGTGAGAAATTATCACGAATCAGGCGTACGTCTGACTGATTGCTGCGGGGCTTTTTCGACGTACCACATCGATGAAATGGGGCATGAGATCTTGTGTTGCAAAAAGTGTTGGAACGAAGTGCCAGCTGGACAAGGTGATGGTCTGGAAAGGAAAGAAATATGATTAACGAAATAGAACAGTGGACTGCGAGGATGCGTAAGTGGTTCGGGGGATACGCGGTAAGAAACGTCAACTATTTCGAGCGGCGTTCCGGGCTGGCTTACACCGCTGACATTTACCACAAAGGGCGGCACATCGGGGTCGCTGAAAACGATGGTGACGGCGGCGCGGATGAAGTCTTCTTTTACGATCGAGCGGATCACGACTCGTATTATGCAGAAGCAGATAAACGGTTCGGAGACGATCCAGAGCCATATAGCAGTTTGCTGCATAGTCTCATAGATGATTTTGAGGGAGACAGTTTGCTGCATAGTCTCATAGATGATTTTAAGGGAGAGTGTAATGATTAATATTGCAGAGACATTCAAACAACCGTTCTTAAATAAAGCTGAAGCCAGTGTGTCCACGGCTGTCAGCATCGGATGGGATGGTTGCCATAAAATTTATGTGGCTCTAGATGAATCCAGCCACGAGTCTCTCAACGAAGCTGGGTATGAGATGGTGTTAGTCAAAGATAAAGATGCAGCACTTCGCCAGCTTCATGACTGGTGGGAGTCGTCCTGCCCATTACGGTTTATCGAGGCTGTTGAGTGTGACGCAAACACATTTCATACGGTGATATCTCAGTGGGACAATTATGAAGAAGGAAAGGTAGCAGAATTTGATGATGAGTAAACTAGAACTATTACCAGACCAATTAGATTATTTTCGCAAGGCGGTGACGGTCAAAGGCGCGCCGCCTATGTGTTTCACCCATGGCGTGTTAGAAGTCTGGGTCGATGACAAGATCATCGTCCGAACCCGCGATGGTGCGAATCAATCAGATGTAAACCAAACGCTTATCAATCGCGGCACACTTGAACCGAATCCATATTACGAGGATTCTGAACCGTACACGTTAGATCGTGATGAGCTCGCTTGGCTCGACGGAATTCGTTTTGAAATCATAGAACTGGCCGAGCAGGTTGCACGGGGAAAGAAGAGTCAAGCATGAGAAATCTCAGTAAAGCAACGGTAGTTAAACGTATCGCAGCCACACGCAAACGCGGTGGCATCACCACAACGGTTGCCGCCAGCAAGGCTGGCATCGCACAATCAAGCTGGTCGGAGGTGGAAACAGGTAAGCGTTTCGCCAGCTGGGATCAAGTGCTCGCAATGGCGAAGGCGGTTGGTTTGAACATCAAAGTAGTTATTGAATGATAAAAGGTGCAACATGGAAAAAGTAAGATTATATCCAGACAACAATACGCATATGCTCGATGCGAGTGTATATGCTTCAAGCGTAACGTCAATCGATATCATCGATTGTGGCTACAACGCAAAAGGTGAGCTAGTGACCTACGTGTGCGTGTTGAATTTCAACGATGGCTCATCCACACTTACCTATTCCCATAGGGATGGCGAATACGACGATCTCTGGGAAGAAATAATCAACTTCTGGTGTCCGAGGCAGGACGAGACGAGCTCATGATTTTTGAACGCACTTTCGCGTATGCGGGCGAAAATCTGTCAGAGATCTGGACAGGAATTGCGATCCTGCCAGGTTGGCACAGCGGCCATTCTGACACGCGGCCATTCTGGGGGTGTCTCATTGTGATCGCATGCCGCGCGGCACATGATATCTCGCGGTTAAATCATATTGTGGTGCAAAGCTATTGATTTCCTATCGGTGTGCCGATATATTTAAATGAGTCAACTACATTTTTCTTAAGAGGTGCAAACGATGTCTGAATACTTAGATCAATTATATGAATGCACAGTGTGCGCTAAACCTGATAGCGAGCGGCGGCTTGGATCTGTTCCAAGTTTTCTCGCGCTAGGATGTGCGGACATAGGCGAATGTGTAACCGAGGATGGCGAGGACGTGTACATCACGTGGGGTCGTAATTTAGATTACGCCGAGCAAAAATGGTTTTTTGAAAACACCGATTTTCAGCCGATTCACATCAGTGCGTTTAACGGTGCTGCGGAATTGATTTTGCCATGGGAAGAAGTGCAACAACTAATCACCCTTCTCGTGTGAAAGGAAGACCAACGATGAATCGCAATTTCAAAAACGCTGAATATTTTGAGGGGCTAATCGCGGGTTGGTCACTCACCGCCCCAGAAGGGTTCGAGACGCTACTACCCACCCTCAGCCTCATGGGGTTTTCGTGTGAGGATTTTGAGTTTTCGCACGACGAATTCCCGTCGCTCGGCATCACCCTGTTGGAACGTTCTCACTTGGACATTTACATACAAGTGTTCTACGCCGCGGAACTCGGCTCGGGAGATCCGCACAGTGAAATGCCAGAGCCGCTCGTGGGATATGTGGTCGCTGAAAGTCTGCTTACGGACGACATCAACGACTATGATTTCACGCAGTTTGATGAGCCTGCGGACGTGCTCGAACACATCATCAAATGCATGGATAAATTTAAGAGCCTCTACCCGGAGAAATTGGATCGTCGCGTCTGGGAATAATTTTTGAACGCACTTTTGCGCCTACGCGCGAAAATCTGTCAGAGATCTGAGCAGCTTTCGCGATTCTGCCACTCTGGCAAATCGGCCATTTTGGCACACCCCCGTCATGGGGGTGTGTTTTTTTTGATACCATGCCGCGCGGCAAAATGCCGCGACATATCCGCGCACAATTGCCGCGTACTATTGCCGATGGTGGAATAGTCTGTTGATTTATTATCGGTGTACCGATAGGATAAGCATGTCAACTACTATTCTATTAAAGGTGTAACTATGGCTAAAAGTAGCAAAATGAATCGTCAACGTTGTATGAATTTTATCGAGCGTATTCTATCGCCCTTTGAAAATCGGCGATTTGATGACAATGGCGGATTCAATGTCGCGGCGGATATCGCGCATCAAGAGGCGCGGCGCATTGGCGGAATCCGAAAAAAAAGCTCGTGGGGGTATTATCTGAAAAGCTTATCTAATGCACTGCGCCACTATCGCGACTATGTAACCGAATATAAGGGCTTTAGCATTTTCACAACCGGCAATTCAAAATTGCCCTATAAGAACTTTAGCACATTGCCCTTATTTACTTGCCCCGGATATGGGGAATGTGGTGAATGGTGTTATTCACTTAAGGCATGGCGATACCCTGCGGCATTTTGTCGACAAGTACTCAATACCATTTTGATACAACAGAACCCTGACGCAATTCGCCGCGCGTTCATGGAATTAGACTTTGATATTATGCTGCGGTTGTATGTGGATGGTGACTTTGATAGTCATAAAACGATGGCGCTATGGTGGGAATTGTTAAACGATCGACCGGACATAACTGCTTATGGTTATTCAAAGTCGTGGCGGTTACTTGCAACGTATGATGAATCTGTATTCATGAATCCGGCATACGGGGCAACCGTACCCATGCCGCGCAACTACACGTTAAATATGTCGAGCGGCTCGCGGTATGATACGCCATCCCATGATCATAATGAATTGCGCCGCATAGTCGAAAGCTTGCCATTTACGCGCGGCATTTTCGGCGCGGTTGAATTAGAAAATGAGTATGGTGACAATTCCCGATATCAAGACAAGCAGTATCACAAAGAAGTAAGGGACATCGGCCGCGCGGAATATGGCAACCGCGTATTCTCTTGCCCCGGTGATTGTGGCGATTGTTTGCCAAGTGGTGAACCAGCTTGCGCGAGTGATCGTATGCAAGATGTTCCTGTATTGATCGGGATTCATTAAACCGCGAATCGGTTAACCTCAAACCCCCATTGATAGCGATATCAATGGGGGTTTTTCTATGCGCGTACCAAAATAATCCCGATTATTTTGGCGGCTATCATATCGCCATTATCACGCGATAGGGTCCAGGACCCATTCTGACGCGATTTTCTATTCAGCCTACCCCTAATGCCATTCTCGCAAACGCGCGCATACGGGCTTATACGGGCTTCTCGTGGGATATCTTTAACGCGATTTTATGCCCATTTTGTCATCATTGTGATAACATTTTCCCCATTTATACCCCCCCCACGTGGTGGTAGGCTGTCAACTAGGCAGCACCCCCCCGCCGGAGGTACTACCTTTTTTGCGCGAGTTGAGA